AAATTTTACTCTAAATCTATTTTTCGATACTATATCTACAATTTCAAAATCGCCATATTTATTTGAACTCCATACTGTTCCTATATCATATTTTCTATACATACTTATCTTCTATCTGTAAACTTTTCATAACTATTTTCGTTGCGTTGAATGTTTTAGGTGTAACTGCTGCTGTACAATCTAGGTTAATAGATACATTTGCTTCTGGGAATGCAGTCTTTATTAATACTGCATTTGAAATGACACAAACATCTAAACATAAACCAATTAATTCGATTGAATATTGTTTCTGGTCAATATTATTCTCAGAAATATACTCTTTGATTTTGTTTACCAGTTCAATTGAACCAAAGGTATGCTTTAGTATGTATGTAGCATTTGTATTTTTTAATACGTTATAAACTTCATCATTTAACTGCCAGCCATCTGTATTAGCAATACAATGTTCTACAGGTAAATGTTTGCCTTCATATGTATTCAAATAATCTTCATAATGTGTATCTTGAGTTACATAAATTTTATCTCCACGCTCCTTGTACTCCTTAATTTTCTTTGCTACATTTGATACAATCGCCTGTGCTTCCTTTGTACCAAGTGTTCCATCAATAAAATCATTCTGCATGTCTACAACAATTAATGTTTCTCTCATTTTGTTACCTCTTTTCTTTATTTTTATATGTATTTATTCTCTGAAAACTCAGAAGAAATTCCGCTTTACTGTGAACTTAATATTCTGTTATTCTCTTAACCCACTCAAGATCCATTCAATAGTAGGTTCATTCCATCCATTGCCCATCAAACTACATCTTTTTGAGTATGATAACCAACGATTGTTAAGCTGAATTTTTGTAAAATTATCAGGCAATCCCTGTAATCTTTCATATTCAACTTCTGTAAGTTTTCGTGGTTTACCACTATCTAATACTTTCTTTTCATGATATCCACCATTTATACAAGTCAATGTGCAGCACTTAAAATCTGGATTATAAATTCTTCTATTCATTTCCATAGAATTGACTTTTAACTCTGCACATACACGTTTGCTCATATCCAAGATTTCAAAATCTTTCTTATAGAAATATTTCTCATCTACACTATTCTCCATAATATCTTTCAAAACTAATGGAGATTCATCAGATAATTTACCTAATGGTATGTTTGTCCAATAATATCTTTCACGACTCTGCGCAGAAAATTTTCCTGAATCAATCAGAATAGGTTCTACACCAATACATTCTGTCATTGTCTTCAGATCTTCATCACTACTTGGTATTACATTTTCAAACATGAAATATTTGGGCTGAATTGCCCTAAGACACTCAATTGCTTTAAAGAAAATTCCTGACTTACCATCAAGACCATTATTGACCTCTTTACTTTCAATTCGTACTCTTGAAAGTGACTGGCAACAAGTTCCTGCCAACAGTAAATCAAATCCTTTGAACTGTTCAAAATCCGCTTCATATAAATCGCCATGATGCACCACAAACGGAAAATGGTACTGAGAAACTACTATGGCTTCTGGCAAAATTTCATATGTATGATATTCTCTTATAGGTATTCCGAGCTGCTGTAACGCATACAATCCTGTTTCAACGCCACCACATAAACTTAATACTCGTAGCCCTTGAGAATTATTTTTTTTATTATTCTCTGTCAAAACACACTATTTTACAGAGGTTACGTAACCATAATTACCCAGGAGTTACTGCTTAATTCCTTTCTTCTTAATTATTTTGTTGTAAAATCCTATGGAATTAACACGTCTGCTAAAACCATAGGAAAAAAATATTTCATTACTTATTTTTGTTTTGGAAATACTTGAACGAATGTCCAAGCTAAGAAAATTTTTTATACTATATTATTCTCTAATTAACGCTTGTCCTCTTTAAATAAATCACCATACGATTTACTTGGTGTTACAATCAGGTTCATATAATCTACATTGCCACTATTTAATTCTTTCTGAATGGCATGATAAATATGATACATTACTGTTTCTTTATCTATTTTATCTTCATCTAAGAAAATATTAATTGTAAAACTATTTTGCTTTATAATTCTCACCTCCTACATATTATATAATTAGCATATCTTCCAATTTATAAATCTCATCTTTTAAAGAACTAATTCTGGTTCTAACCAGTTTGTTAAATCCTTCTACAGCTTCTTCATATGTATCAGCAAATAATCTTGCATATATAGTTACACCATTCTTTTTTAAATCTCTACCATTTACTTTGTATTCATAAAAATATTTATCTTCTTTGATTCTACCTTTTACGGGTTTACACATAAGATTTAATGCTCTCTCATCTTCCTTGTATGCAAAAGCCCAAAAATCTTTATTATAATGTGTTCCGTCATCAATGTATTGTAAATCATTAAAGGTATTTCTATATATACCATTATATCTTGCATCTATATTGTTACAATATATCATTTTCTTACCTCTCTTCTCAGTGAAATTTGGCTGAATCGCCAAGATAGAAATTTCTATATATGATTATTCTTCGCCTTGAAATGATTTAATTCGATTTTCTAAATAATCAATCTCATCATTCCAATGGTCTATTAACATGTCTTCGATTTGATGCTTTGCATCTTCTATACTGTCTGCAAACAACGTATCATATTCAACATTTAGCTCTTTTGATACGTATATAAATCTGTTTGTATCTGTCTCATCTTGTACAAAACCAGCTACTACATTTTCATCATCTTCTTCATAAAATTGACTAAAATGTAATCTATAACATTCCTTACCAAAGTCATTCTTTTCACCTGTTTCCCAATATTTCTTCACTCTCTCACCTCGCTTACCACTTTTATCTTACATTCGATTTCTACAACTTCTAACTGCCTATCAGCGTTATAACGTCTTGACATAAATTTTCTAACCGCATTCTCAGCAATTTTTCTTGTTTCCCAATATTTATGCCGTGGGTTTGTAAGATTACTTACTAATTTTCCTGTTGATTTATCCATTACACTATATAATGTAAATTCATTTTTCATCTATTTCACCTCATTGTCCTATAATTGTTCCATTGAGCTTATCCCATTGAATTTTATCAACATTATCACCCATAAAAACAAAAGTATTTTTATTGTTCAGTAATGCTTTTGAATAACACGTCTCTTCACCAGTTGTATCAATTATCATAAAAGGCACTTTTCTTTCCTTAAAATCATCCATACAAAACGGAGAATTGCCGTGATAATGATAATCATCACATGGTTCTAATATTGATGTTTTATATGTAAATGCAACTTCTAAGTATTTTCCAATACCAAATAAAGGAGTTGTACATGCATTATGTTCATATGGAGAATCATTCCAATCATCGCCACTCCAATCCTTTAAATGATTATCACCCAACGCAAATTTAACTACATTACCTTTTCTTTCCCAACCAATTATCTTCATGTTTTTCACCTCCAAAATTCCGCAAGAAATGTGCGTTTCTTTCTAATGCAATTCATGCACCATATATAGTATATATTGTATTTTACAATCACTACATATGGTGTATTGATAGAGTCAGTAGGCTATGACACCTACCAACTCTTGAATTATTTATTCTTCTTACGTTTTCCTACAATAAAACCTGCTCCAAAGCATACACCGAGACAGATTACGAAAACTCCAATGTTTAATACAATCATTACTTATTACCTCTCTGTCTCTTCATATCATCAAGGATCTGACGAGCATTGCGCTCTCTTTCAGAATTAGCAAGTCTTCTCTCATTAGCCTGTGCGCTAGAATCATATGCAATTCTACTTCCTTCTGCACGTTCTCTTGTCTTTCTTGCTCCTTCACGAACTCTTTCAAGCATTCTATCGCTCTCATTATTCGTATTAAGACTATCCATACTCTGATGGAGTTCGATAATCTGACTATCGGCTTCCATCTGAAAAAGAACCTGTTCCTTTTCCTCTTTAAGTTTCTGCAATTCTTCGGCTGCCTGATCCCGAATGTCTTTCTGGTGAGCCTGTGCTTCTTTCATCTCTTCGATTGTATCTTTTAGTACATTAATCTTATTCTCCAAAGTAGACTTCTTCATTGCATACTGCATTGCTTCATTTTCTTTGTTTTCATCAAGACAAGCGTTAATCTGCTGTGTAACACGCATAATATCTTTATTCGCCTGATATAAGTCTTTTTCTGCTGTATCACGCTTTCCTGAAATTTCAGCATATGTAGCAGATGCCTTGTTATAAAAATCTTCCTTTTCTCTAATGGCTACATTGTAATAATCTCTAGCACCTTCTGGTGTTTGTGCATCCTGGCGCATTACTTCATCTGTTCTTCCTTTAAACTTTACTCTAAGCTGTTTACCAAAAGGAGTAAAGAAAAGAATCAGTGCAATTAATACAATTACCACAATTATAATAAACATAAAATTTGTCATACAATCCTCCTACTCTGCATCAATTCCATACTGATTACATAATGCCTTTAATCCACCGTTATAGCCACTTCCTACAGCCTTAAACTTCCATTCGCCATTATGTTTATATATTTCAGCTACGACTAACGCAGTCTCGGTAGAGAAGTCTTCACTTAAATCAAAACGAATAAGTTCCTCGCCTGTCTCTTCGTCTACTACACGCACATATGCATTTCCAACCATACCGAAGTTCTGAAGTCTACTCTCAGCATCATAAATTGTGACCGTCACAGCAAGAGTCTCATAGTCTGATGGGATTTTATCAAGTTTAATCTTAATAACCTCATCATCTCCATCTCCCTCACCTGTACGGTTATCTCCCATATGCTTTACACTCTTTGAACTATGTTCAAGATTACCATAGAAAATGAAATCCTCGTCATTGCCAACCTTACCATTCTCTTTTGTCATAAACACAGAGGCATCGAGATCAAAATCTGCTTCTCCGTCATAATGATTAATATCCCATCCAAGTCCAACAAGAATGTTTTTTAATGACGGTCTACCCTTTGTTAAATCTACTCTCTGTCCTTTACTTAACGAAACTGACATAATTAAATCCTCCTACTTGTATCTTCTTGTTAATTCGCTAACACTTGAATCATTTGTTCCCTGACCGATGGCGTTAAATTTCCACTCTCCGTCTTTCTTATAAACCTCTGCAAATACCATTGCTGTCTTGCCAGCATAATCATCTGAAAGATTATATTTACAAATTTCCTTACCAGTTGACTCATCAACAAGTCTAATGTACGCATTCTTGATAAGTCCAAAATCCTGCTTTCTTGAAATACAATCATAGATATTTACTACAAATACAATCTTCTCAACCTTATTTGTAATATTCGCAAGGTCAACTGTAATCTGCTCATCATCACCGTCTCCATCTCCTGTGAGGTTGTCGCCATGATGATACACACATCTGTCTTCTGCTGATCTGTCACCATAATAAACACATGTACGATACTTATCATCTTTTCCTAAAATAATTGCCGAAGCATCGCAATCAATGTTTGGCTTAGAACCAAAGAATCCTTTCTTAACAGCATCCCATCCAAGTCCTACCATAATCTTTGTAAGACCACCTGCTACTTCCTTAGATAAATTAATTTTCTGTCCTTTTACTAAATTTACTGACATATATATTCTCCTTCCATTTTATAAATCAAGACCAAAATTTCTACCAATAGCAGCTAAACCACCATTGTAACCTGAACCAACTGCATTAAACTTCCATTCACCGTTCTTACGATACAACTCACCTGCAATAACACCTGTCTCTAATGAGAAATCCTCATTAAGTTCATATTTGAAAAGTTCCTCATTTGTATCAGCGTTGTATGCTCTAATGTACGAATTATCAACCATTCCAAAATTCTGTAAACGATTTTCTGCATCATAAATTGTCGCTGAGAAGCTAATCTTTGTAATATTAGATGGAATCTTATTTAACTCAACAATCATTGTCTCGTCATCGCCATCACCTACACCTGTTCTATTATCGCCAGAATAAATCAATGCTCCGCTTGGATGCTGTGGCTGACCATAAAATCCAAAATCCTGTTCGCCTGTTACCTTTCCTGAATCATCAGTAAAAAATGCTGATACATCCAAATCGAAATCTGCATTACCATCGTATCTATTTGTGTCCCATCCAAGACCAAATACGACTTTGTTTAAACCTGCATTGCATTTTGTAAGGTCAATCTTCTGACCTTTAACTAAACTAATTGACATATTTTTTGTCCTCCTTATTCTTGGGAAGGCTGTCAACCTTCCCTTTTAATAATTTAAAAGAAATTGGGAATGTGAGTAATGTCAGAAAAATAAATGGAATAAAGCGTGTAATACATACTGTAATAACACTAATTGAAAAACATATAAGAGTAATAATCTCTACTATTTTATAACTTTTATCTCTCATTACCATGTTCTCATCTCCTCAATTACTTATTCTCTCTTTTCTTCTCAATAATCTTTCTAATAAGATCAATTGGAATAACCATAAACGCTAGAATTACAACTACTACCCAATGTTTGAAATCTAAAGCTGTAACCTTAATAAGATTTTCTGCAAAGTTGCAAAGAGCAAAAGTCATTACAAAAATTCCGATTGCAATGGCTGAGAACAGTTTGTTCTTCCCAATACCATTGAATAAATTAATGTGTTCTGTACGAATATTAAATCCATTAAATACTGCCATAAAGCATAACAATGCGAATCTCGCTGTCATAGCTTCTGTTTCAGATGCAAACATATTTGCAATAGGACTGAATGTAATAATTCCATAAAGTGCAATAAAAGCTACTGTACTTATTGCAATACGTTTCTTTGCTCCTCTGATGAATAAACTAGAACCCTTTTTAATAGGTTTCTCTGTCATGTATTCATCCTTTGGAGGTTCGCCACCGAATGATAGTGAATTAAGGGAATCCATAATGATATTTACAATCAGAATCTGAACCGATGCGAGTAATGCGCCCGTTGCAATCATTGGATAGATAACGCTGAGAATTAGAAGTGAAATATTGATAGGTAACTGGAATTCAAGGAACATCATAATATTGTGCATAAATGTTCTTCCAAGTTCTACTGCCTTTACTACGCTTGCAAAATTATCATCTGTCAATACAATGTCTGAAGCTTCTTTTGCAACATCTGATCCACCTTGCATACCAAAACCAACATCAGCTCTCTTTAAAGCAGGACTATCATTTACACCATCACCTGTCATTGCAACTGACTTTCCAATTTCTTGTGCTAATGTGACAAGTCTGAGTTTTGTGTTTGGTGAGCATCTTGAAATAACTCTCAATCGAGGAATTATACTCTTTACTTCATCAGCTGACATCGCTTCAAATTCATCATTTGTAAGTGCTAAATCTCCATCTTTGTAAATTCCACACTCTGTAGCAACTGCAACTGCTGTCTCAATACAATCGCCTGTAATTTCAATAACTTGAATACCAGCCTTATGTGCTGTTTTTACTGCACTCGGTACTTCATCTCTTACAGGATCTACAACACCAATAATTCCAAGGAATGTCATGTCATTTGGTATTTCATTCTCTACTAAATCACCATCTGCCATTGTAACTGCAATGCATCTCATCGCATTGCTTGTCATTGCTGTAATTGCATTACTTAATGTGTCATTGTCGTTATTCTCTACAATTTCACCACTTGAGTCCATTACTTTTGTACAATGCTCAATCAGTTTCTCAGGTGCGCCCTTATAGTATGTAACTCCATCCTTTGTCGTAAAAGCTGAATACTTATTGCTACTATTAAATACCTGCTTTAACTTAACTGGATATTTTTTCTGAATGTCAGCATATGTTTCAGGATTTACAAGGCTAAGAACTGCTCTATCAATTGAATTACCACCTGTAATATTGTTTTCTGAATCAAATGTTGCACTATTATTTAAAGAAATGTTTGCCTTGATATTATTCCAAAGAACTGAATCCTTATTTACATCATTACCAAAGCCATCAATAATCTTCTTTGGAGTCATAATACCTGTCGTAAGAGTACCTGTCTTATCAGTACAGATAATATCAACATATGCTAACTCTGGAATTTTACCAGGATTCTTAGCAAGAATATTGAATTTCTCCATTGTCTTTACATTCTGTTTTGTTACAAGTTTTACAATAAGAGGCAATCCTTCGGGAACAGCAGCTACAATAATTGTTAATGCTACTGAGAAGTTCTGTGCGATTTTCTGAATAATATTCAGAACGCCACCGCTAAAATATTCTCCAAATCCAACCTGTACAATTCCTGAAATTGTAAGCACCGCAAATGTAATAACGGCTGCGATTGTTCCCCACTTAGAAATGAAGTCACTCAGATTATCAAGTGCAATATCAAGTGCTGTCTTTGGTGCTTCGAGTGTTTGCATTTTAACAAGTGTATCACCATTTACTGTATTTACACCTACATCAGTAACAATCATTTTTCCTTCACCTGACATTACTGTTGTACCAGCAAATAAACAATTCTGATTCGTATAAGCATCTGTTGAAGTAGTTTTCTTATGAACGTATCCTTCAATTGGTGTTTTCTTACACTCTTTTGTTTCTCCATTAATAGCTGCAT